CTACAATGCAATTTTTAGATTTTAATAGCTTTCTTAACGAAGCGCAAGTAATGAAAACTACAGGCATGTTTGACGCTAAGTTAGACAAGGCTGCAGATGTTATCATGGCATACTTGAACAAGAAGACTGGTGATGACTACAAGAAATTCCCATACATTTTAGTACACAGAATTGACGGTGCTGAAGATCCAGGTATTATGCTCTACTCTAATAAGTCTGACAAGGCTGTTAGAATCGGTGGTCAAAGTAAAGGACCTGGTATTGTAGGTTCTCTTGCTTTTTACTCAAAGCACTATACTGAAGTTGCTGACTTTATGGTTACTTCAGATCAGTTTCCAATCGTTAAGTTAATTGATGAATTCGTTAGACTGATGGATGCTAAATACGTTAAGCAGATTGCAGAATCATATGATGCTCTTAACGAAGCTGCTTCAGACTATGCATTTAGCCAGGCTGAAATCAATGAGATTAATAAGCTTCTAGACAAGAAGATGCCAGTAACTAAGATTGCTAAGAAGATGGGTATTCCATATAGATCAGTCTTAAAGGTAAAGCGTAATATTTCTTCTGGTGAAGTTAAATCTAACATGGAAGTTAAAAACGAACAGACTCTTGATGATAAGGTTAAGTTCTTAGAGGAGACTATGGAAGACATCTACCAAATCTCAAGAAAAGTTGCAGCAGGTGCATTCAACTCACTCTTTATTTCAGGCCGAGCAGGTACTGGTAAAACATACAACGTTGAAAAAGCAATGCAAGATGAAGGTCTTGAAGAAGGTGAAGACTGGATATTGGTTTCAGGTGCAGCATCACCAATTATGATGTTCAAGAAGTTCTATCAATTTAGAAATAAGACTCTAGTCTTTGACGATTGTGACTCTGTATTTAGAGATGAAAATGGTCGTAATATGCTTAAAGCAGCCCTCGATACTAAAGCTGTTAGAAAGATTAGCTGGATGAAGAAGTCATCAATTGTATTTGACCCAAAAGATTTTGAAAACAATCCAGAAGCAGAATTCAACGCACTAGAAGCAGGTCTTGTACCAAACAAATTTGAATTTGCAGGTCGTGTGATTTTTATCTCTAACTTAGAGAAAGATAAAGCAGATCCAGATGGAGCAATTCGTTCTAGATCGATCTTAATTGATGTGACACCAGATGATGCTACATTAATGGAGCGTATGAAGAAGTTACTTCCTCATCTAGAACCAACTGATATGCCAGTGAACGAGAAAGAGGAGATCTATGAGTTCATGAAGAATGCAGGTGATGTTTCAATGAGAACATTCGTAAAAGCTGCAGGCTTTAAAAGAGCAGGTCTTTCTGACTGGCAAAGAATGGCACAGAGATACTTATAATAAATGGCAAGTTACAATCTAAAATACAACAAGGATGACTCAGTTATCCGACATATTATCATTGGTCTACTCGCAGATCTTAACAATAAGCTAAGCATCTCAAGGCAGCTGACTAACGATAATAGAGTTGTAGTAGATGTGCCTTTTTACTATGCAGTTTCTGGTGATGAGAATTTCATGCGTGATAATTTTCTTTTCAGTACTTTAAACGGTGAGAACTGTGACGTAGATCCAACAAAAGCAGATGGCAACTATGACCGCGTACCAAGAGGTATTGTTAATCTAACCTCATTTGCAGTAGATCCTTCAAAGCTAGTTAACAAACGTAATCTAGGCAATTACAATAGACTTAATCCAGAAGATGGTATATTAGAGTCTTATGTTGCTGAATTTGAAATGATCCCGGTTGTATTAGGTGTTGATGTTGAAATTTTAGTTTCAAGCCAGCTAGACCTTTTTAAAGTAACTGAGGCTATCATCAAGAAGATGTATAAAGCCAATTCATATCACGTTGACGCGGGCCATCTAGAGGACGGTACTTATAGAATTAGTTCTGAGTATGCAATGCCAGATGATTATACAATGGAGAGGCCGATTGAATATGGCTTTGATGATAAAGGCAACCATAAGGTTACTTTTAGTCTAGAGATAAATTCATTCATGCCTTCATTCGACTTTGAAGAAGATGCTTATCAAACACTGACATTCACAACAACTGACGGTGGTAACTACATTGGTAATATAGAAGATCCAAATGGAGTATTAACATGTGAAACCACTTCTGTATATTACAGTGAAGACTATTTAAAATTATGGCAATACGGAGGTTCTGGATGGACACTTACACATGAGGGTCAAGACGCTATTGACGAGGCTACTGCTACAGTTTTAACTGAAACACCAGTAGACACGATAGAATATGAACGTAGAATATCTAAGCGTAGAAAAGCATCCAACAGAATGTTCACTATTGGTAATTCAAGCCTAAACACAATCAACGATAACGAGAATGGACGATCAGCACTGGGAGATGATTATAGTGTGACTGGTAGAGACCTTCCATTTAACGAGTAAATTAGACAGATATATAATTAAATAAAAAATCAAAATACGAAATGACTAAATTAAGAAAAGGCATCATTTCGCCAACAGAAAAACAAGGCGCAGGTTACGTTTTTGAGACAGCTGGTAAACTATTTAAAGTTACTGGTAACGTCATTGAAGAGGCGACTGGAGCATCGGAAGAGTTTAATGCTCTATCAAAAGCTCTTAAAACTTTCAAGGTAGATGAATCTGGCATTCAGTTTAACTATGACTTAAACAAAAAGTCACAGATCACTGATCTGAACGAGGCGAAGTCTAAAAACTACGACGAATTAGTTGGTCTACAAGATAAAGCTGAATTCCTTAAGGCTGAATTAAAAGAATCTAAGCTGTCGGGTAAGAAAGCTGCTACTACTGAATTAGAAAAAGAATTAGCAGAAGTTAATGAAACTATCTTAACGTTAACTAACAGTGGTATTCAAGTAACCTTTAAATACGATGCTAATGAGAATAAGACTTTTATTGGCAACCGTGAAGTTATCACAGAAGGTGTTACAGAACAGGCTTTTGCATCAGCATTAATTAGATATGAAGATAAAGGTCTTCTGAATCTATTTGAAATGGCTGCTAAAAACTTTGGTATGTACAACATCCTAGAATTCGTAACTGAGTCTCAACTTGGAGATGTAAAAGTTTCTACAATCCGTACTGAGAATAGAGTATATGCTTGGAGAATTAACGAGGCAACTAAGATTGGCAAGTTTATCCAAATGGAGCCACAAGAATTAATCAACTACGTTGCTGAAGAAACAGGAGCAGATATTACAGCTTCAGTTCAAGATCTGTTAGATGGTATTAAAGAACAAGTTGAAGACAGAGAGAATGCAGTTGCTTTAAGAAGAGAGATGATCTCATTCTTACAGGATCAAAAAGGTAGACTTGCAGAAGCAGATAGAAATATCCCAGCCATTAAAGAAGCAGATCATTTCTTAAGCTCTGAGATTAAGAGAATTGGTGAAGAGATCGAATCTTTAGAAGAAGAAAAACTAGGCAGAGACGAAGGCTATCTAGAAGCTACTCTTAAAGTTGATTTTGACGGTCTAACTAAAGGTACTACGGTATTGATCGATGCAATGGAATATTCTTCAGCTGGAAAAACAGAGCTTCTGACTGTTTTTAAAGACGACAAGCCATTGAGAATTGAGAAGAGAGCAATTGAACTTCCTAGTTCAGAATTGACATAAATCCATTAGACTTTTAATAGTCAAGAAGCCCGTTTGGAAACAAATGGGCTTTTTTGGTTATAACATACAGAAAATAAAAACAATGATCCAGGTGGCCAAGAAAAAGAACTATCTCAATAATAAAGACCTTTACAACGAGATTGTAAAATCAAAGGAAGAAGGTAAACTGACAAGAGATGCTGAGAAGATGCTAGTACTTCTAGCAGAACGTGCAATTAGAAAATTAACATATGTAAATGAAGATGATAGAAATGACTGTCTACAGTTTGCTCTATTAGACTTACTAAAATACTGGCGTAATTTCAACCCAAAGTATACTAATGCATTTGCATACTTTACAGAGATAGCAAAAAGAGGCTACGCGAAAGGTTGGAATAAAATCCACCCAACAAAGTATAAGAACACACTGTCAATTGATCGTATTAGTGGAAACGGCTCAGATCACGACGGTGGCATGTTTAACATCTAATGTCGATAAAGAACTTAAAGCCAAGTAATAATTCAGGCCACATTCAAGGTTATTTTAAACCTACTAATCCAGACAAATATATTGGCCCCACTCCCATCATCTACAGAAGTTCATGGGAGCGCAAGTTCATGATTATGTGTGACACTAGAGACCATGTCCTAAAATGGTCTAGCGAACCTGTTACAATTAAATATTGGTCATCTATAGATAATAAAGAACATAAATATTATCCAGACTTCTACATGAAGACCAAAACAGAAGAAGGTGAAAAAGAGTTTTTAGTTGAGGTGAAACCAGAAGCTCAGATCAAAAAGCCAAAGCCACCAACCAAGAATTCAAAGAAGGCTCTTAACTCATATAAGTTTTTGGCAGAGCAATACATAAAAAATAGAGACAAATACGCATATGCTAAACAGTGGGCTGAAGCTCGCGGCTGGCGTTTCATTGTACTTACTGAAAAGACTCTAGGTTAATATGGGCCAGATTAAAAAAGATATAAGGAAATTAAGCAAAGAAGCTGGTGGTAAAAACGCAGCCAAAAAGGCTGCTGAAGCCTGGTTTTTAGAGAGCAGCAAAAATATCCGCGAAGGTGCGGTTATGAAAACAGGTGCTAGATTTAGAACCGGCATGATACATGTTTTTAGATATGACAATCCTAAACATGCAGAAACTTTAGAGTGGTGGGATCGTAATCCAGTAGTACTGGCACTAGATCCAGCTGAAGGTAATGACTTTGGTATAAACCTTAATTTGCTACCCGTAAACTTTAAAGAGGATATGCTTGATATGATTTATGAACGCATGTCAGGGCAAATTAAATCAAAGACCTTAGGTAAGGGTGGTAAGGCAACAGCACAGGGTCAGATCCCACTAACATATGTTGGTGCAAAATCATTTTTAGATCAATTTGGCCTAGGTTTTGCAGTAAGACAATATATTCCAAGCTTGAAATCTGATCAAGCAATTGTTAACTATGAAAACTGGGCTAGAATAGCGCTCTGTGACTTTATTGAACTAAACGGGGCTTCAGTAGGTAAAATTAGAGCACAGTTCAAAAACTACCTTAAGAAATGAGATATATAAAATTGAAAATACTATCATAATATGGCAGGTTATACAAATAAAAGAAACGGACCTTTAAGTTACGGTAGCAAACCGTTTAACTTATCGAGTACGTTGAAGTCGCTTTCATCATTCGGTATGCGTTATGATGACATGGTTCTACGCCAGTCTCAGGCAATAGGCCCGATGGAGGATATGTTTGGCTACGGTCAGATGAATCCAATGGGTATTGACAATGATGACATCTACGGTGCATTTGCTGCGCTGTCGATGACCGACATTAACCTTAAGAAGAACATTCCGTTCTTTGACCAAGAATATCAACAGAAGAGAGAAGAACTCAGAGACTTTTCAATCAATGATGAGATTGAAGATATTCTAGACATTCTTTGCGATGAGACTGTAGTTTATGATGATAAAAACTTTTTCTGTCAACCAGAAATCTTAGGACTTGATGTCTCTGAAAAGGTTGAGAAAGACCTTAACAAATATTTTAGACAGATCTACCACTATTTTGGTTTTAACACAGACCAATCAGCTTGGTATTATTTTAGAAAGTTTCTAGTTGATGGTTATCTAGCGTTTGAGATTATATACAATCCAGATCAAACTGAGATTATTGGTTTCAAAGAGATTGACCCGATTACACTTATTCCAGGCTACAACCATGATGATGGTAAAAAAGTTTGGGTACAATTTAAAGATGATCCAACAAAAGAACGTAAACTTTACGATTCGCAGGTTCTTTACATATCTTACTCTTCGATTACAACAGCAAGTCGTGTAAGTTACTTAGAAAGACTTATCAGAGCATTTAACTTATTAAGAATCATGGAACATACTAGAGTTGTATGGGCTGTGACCAACGCTTCATTCCGTATGAAGTTTATCATTCCAGTTGGAGGTAAGTCTAAGACTCGTGCTAAGCAATCCTTGGCACAACTGATGAACTCTTATAAAGAGAATGTTGATTTTGATTGGGAAAGTGCTACGTTACACACAGATGGCCAACCAATGCTCCAGTTCAACAAAGAATACTGGTTACCAAGTAAAGAGGGTGAAAGCCCAGAGATTGAAACTCTTGGCGGTGATGGACCAGATTTATCAGATACTGAAGCACTTAAATACTTCAGTGATAAATTAAAGCACGTCTCTAAAATTCCTTACTCAAGATTCTTATATGAAGATGGTGGTGGAGACTTTAACCTTGCAGCTGATGGTATGATTCGTGATGAGATCAAGTTCAGCAAGTTTATCAAGCGTTTAAGATCTACATTCCAAGAAATACTAGTTAAGCCACTTTTTATTCAAATGTGTCTTAAATACCCAGAATTTAGCGAAGACCCACAGTTTAAAACTCAAGTTGCATTAAGATTCAACGAAGAGAATATGTTTGCTGAATTAAAGCACATGGAAATCATGGAGCGTAGACTAGAATTCATCGGTAGTATGAGAGACAGTCTGATGACAACTAACCAAGAAACAATGGAAGAAGAGTACTACTTTGACATGGAATACCTTGTGAAGAAGTACCTTAAACTTACCGACGATGAGATTCAAGCCAACGAGGCAGCCAAGGCTAAATTAGACAACGAAGAAGCTGGCGAAGGTGGTGGAGAAGAAGACGACATGGGAGGTATGGGATTTTAAAAGATATATAAATCATGGAAATTTACAGAACATTTGAATCATTCATTAAAAAAGTAAACGAAGATGCGCTTAAAGCAGGCGAAGAATCAGACGTTTACATTGATGATTACACGCTAGACTCTGGTGAGACTATTAAGTCTGCAGAGATACTTGGAGCTATCCAAGCTTATCAAACTGAGAAGGAATTCCAACAGTACTTTTTTGATGAGTATGGTGAGGGTTCTTTTGCTAGTGGAGAGTTAGATAAGCTAACAAAATTCTTTAATGAGGTTAAAGCTGAAGAGAAAGAAGAGGACACAGACTCTGAGAAAGAAGAGAAAAAAGGTGACGAAGGTGGTGACGAAGGTGGTGACGAAGGTGGTGACGAAGGTGTTGATGATCTAGACATTGACATCTAATAAGATATTTACATAATCAAAGCTGATATATATTAAAAATAGAAAAACGCATAGAATGAAAAATAGAAAAGATTTGTTGATTGTTGAGATGTCTTCATCGGCACTTACAGTTGACAAAAATGAAAACAAGGACTATGTACTTGAAGGCGTTTTTGGTCAAATAGATCAAAAAAATAGAAACAATCGTATTTATACGGAAGATGAATATGTTCCGCAGATTGAGAATCTACAAGCTAAAATCAAGTCCTCTAAACTATTAGGTGAATTAGATCACCCAACACAATTCGATACATCTTTAAAGAACGTTTCACACGTGGTAGAAGAACTTTACTACGATAAAGACACTAAAGAAGTTCGTGGTAAGATCAGACTTCTAGATACAGATGCTGGTCGTCAAGCCAAAGCACTAGTTGACGCTGGTGTACCACTTCAAATCTCGTCAAGAGCTGCAGGTGCTGTTGAATCTAACGGTAAAGTTAAGATCAAGCAGCTTTTTACTTATGACCTAGTAGCAGATCCCGGTTTCGAGAACGCTGAGCTAAAAAGAGTAAATGAGTCTTACGGCTTTAGCAACGACGAAGGACTATACATCTACGAGATGGGAGAAGTGTCCAACATTATAGAAAACACAGACACACAAATAAAAGAAAATCAAAACATGGCAGAATTCGTAAAAGCTGAAGACTTTAACAAGTACTCACATTATCTTGCTAAAGAGATTAAGGCAATTAAGGAGGCTATCGACGCAAAGTCTGATGAAGAAGCAGCTGGCGTTGATGAGAAAATTACTAAAGTGATTGGTCACAGCGACCATATCGCAGAAAGCGTTAACAAACTTGAAAAGTACGTTAGCTATGTGGCTGAAAGGCTAGATGAGTCTATTCAGTACACCGAGCATGTTGCAGAAAAAACAGATCAAGGTATTCAGTACTCTGAGGCTCTAGCTGAAAAGTTAGATCAATCTATTCAGTACTCTGAGCACATCGCAGAAAAATTAGACGAGGGTATTCAGTATACAGAGCATGTTGCTGAAGGAGTTTCAAAACTAAAAGACTTCGCTAACTATCTTGCAGAAGCTCACAATGAGAATACTATCTCAGGTGAGAGCATCATCGAATACGTTAACTACTTAAAAGAAAACATGCAGTCAATCTCAGAATACGCTGAATACATTGCTGAATCTATCAACGAAAACTTAGTAGTTGAAGAAGAAGGTGATGTTGAAGGTGAAGAAGCTGGAATCGAAGGTGAAGATGTTGTTAAGAAAGACGAAGAAGAACTTGAAGAAGTTGGTGACAACTCAGAAGAAGGTTCTGTAAGCGATGATGGTGAAGAAGCTGGAATCGAAGGTGAAGAAGTTATTGATGCTGAAGAAGAAGACCTTGAAGAAGTTGGTGACAACTCAGAAGAAGGTGATGTAAGCGACGATGGTGAAGAAGCTGGTCAAGAAGCTGAAGAAGGTGCTGAAGGTGCTGCCGACGGTGTTGACGAGCCAGAAGAAGCTCACTCAGAAGATGATAAAGGTACTCAAGAAGAGGCTGATGGCGAGATGCCAGAAGATGAAGGCGAAGAAGGTGTTACTGACCCACTAGAAGCATATAAGAAAGAAGTTTCTTCTAAGCTTGATGCTTTAGTTGAAAGTGCAACTAGAGCTGAGAATGAGAATCCATCATTCTTTAGAATAGTATCTTCAACAACTCAGTCTAAATACAACGAGCTTAACGAAGCTGCAAAAACTGAAGTTAGACAAATTGTTTCTAAGAGAGGTTTCATGACAGAATCTGAGATTGTTTCTCTAATCGAAAAATCAAACATGATCGTTGAGTCTAGACAGGCACAACCATTCGTACTAGAGGCAATGCCAGCAGAATATGCTGAAGTATGGTCAAACCTTTCAGAAGCTAAGCAGAATCAAATCTTAGCACAGTCTAAGTATCACAAACTAGAGACAGAATATCAAGTAAGAAACTTCTGGCAAACTAGAGATCTAAGAGAAGCTGCTCCGGTAATGGAGAAGATCGAAATGATTAAAGAAGCTAAAGAAGTTGAAGAGAACAAAGGTCTTGGATATGATGTAACTGGTTACGCTGAGCAATTCAAGAAGAGATTTAACAAATAATCTATCTGTTCATTCTATAAATTTAAGGGGGAGAGTGTTAATTCACTCTCCTTTTTAACTCTTGCAAAAAAGCAAAAATTAAGAAGATATATAAACTGATCGACGAATAGGGCGAAAGAAGCAGAAAGCCCATCGAATGTCGAATAAACAAACAAAAAAAGATCATTCAAAAATGGCAAATTTAATTAACGAAGCTGAGATCAGAAACACTTGGGCTCCTATCATTGAGGAAGCTACAGGTATTACTGAATCTAACAAGCTTGCATGGATGTCTGAGTACTGCCACAATCACAAGCTGTACGAAGACGCAAACATTATGGCACTTAACCCAGGTATGAACTTAGCTGGTATGGGCGCAGTATCTTTCCCAGCTAACGGTAGCACAGCTAACGTAGGTGGTTCAGGTGCAAACGGTTCAGGTGACAAAGCTCCAACATTGCTTCCTTTAGCAATGCAGGTTGCTGCTCAAACTATCGGTCTAGACTTAGTACCAGTAGTACCAATGGCAGGACCAATGGGATTACTTTCTTACCTAGACTACACTTACGAAGGTGGTGTTGCTAACGCAGTAGCAAACGGTGCTGACGGTACTGTAGCTCCAACTTACGTAAAAGCTTCAGGTGCTGGAACTGCAGACATCGCTGCTGTAGGTGGTACTAACGGTGACTATGAATTCGTAGGAACTTCAAGAATTGACGGTAAGTCAATCTTTAAAGTAGGTACTATAGATGGCTCTAACACAACTGTAGCTGCTGATTTAGAAGATGCTGGTGCTGATGCTAATTCAGTTGAACTAGTAAAAGCTATGGAAGATCACATCCCAGGATTTACTGGTGATGCTGATGCAGACGGTAACGCTCTTCCTTTCTCAAGAGAAAAAGGTGAGTCAACTAGAGACAAGCTAATGGGCTTAAGCCTATTCAGCAAGTCAGTTGCTGCTGAAACTTTCCAAGTTGCTGCTGGTGTAACTAGAGAGCAAGTACAAGACCTAAAACAATTCGGCGTTGACGCTGTTGCTCAAGTAGAAGCAGTATTAACTAACGAATTGACTCAGTCTATCAACGACTACATCTTGAAGTCAATGAGAACTCTTGCAGCTACTAACACTACTGACAACCCATTCTCAGCTGCTATCGACCTATCTCCAGCTGCTAACTACGGTGGTGAAACTAGAGGTGAAGCTCACAGAAGAATCTTAACTAACGTTCTTGCTGCAGCTAACTTTATCGCTAACAAAGGTAGAAGAGGTGCTGGTAACTTCGCAGTAGTTGATGCTAAAATCGCTTCAGCTCTACAAGGTATCGCAGGTTTCGTACCTAACCCAATGGCTAACACGTTCAACCAAGTTGCAGGTGCAATCTACCCAGTAGGTTCTGTAGCAGGTATCAACGTTTACACTGACCCTAGACTTCCTTTCAACGGAGGTTACCTAGGTGATTCTGCTGGTACACACAGAATCCTAGTAGGTAGAAAAGGTGACGGTAACTCAGCTGGTCTAGTATTCATGCCTTACCTAATGGCTGAATCAGTACAAACAATTGCTGAAGGAACTATGGCTCCTAAAGTAGCTGTTAAGTCTAGATTCGCATTGGTTGAAGCTGGATTCCACCCAGAAACTCAATACGTTGAGTTCAAAGTTGAAAACGTTGAACTATAATCTTTAACTAGATAAAACGTTTATATAGGAGAGGCTCTCATTTGAGGGCCTCTTTTTTTGTTTATAGAAGTCTGATATATAGTCTATAGCTACTTAAAAAAATACAAGTATGATGAAATTTAAAACTAGAATAAAAATGTTTGAAGACTTTGAGGCTACTAAAGTGGATCAAAGTGTTTCTACTAATGCTACAGTAAAAAAAGAAACTACTGAAGTTACAGTAGATGCTAAACCAAGTAATTCAGATACTACAAGATCTGAAATTATTCAAGATGTAGACAATATCATTGATAATCTAGCAAAGCTCTCAGATAGAATTGAAGAGGAGCTTATGATAGAAGTTGACGCTATTATTGAAGAAGCACTTTCACAACCTATTTACGAGAATAAGTTTTTTGAAGAGATGATGAAGACTTTCAAGTCTATGAAAAACTTTGCAAAACTAAATGCAGCTTGGCCAAAACTATATAAGTCTCAATTAAAACAGGAACTTGCTAATCTTGAAGCAGAAACTCAATTTGGGGCACAAAAAAATGAGAAGATTGACCAGCTACTTAAAAAAGTTGAAGCTAAGTTTGACGCTAAGAAGGCTAAAGTCAAAGATTTAGATATTCCTGGTGAAAAGAAAAGAGAGCAAAGAGCTCAAATTGATGCAGCTTTCTCAGAACAGAAGGACGCTATTAAAGCAAAAATATCTAAGAAGTTAGATGCTCAACTTGAACAGGTTAAAGCAAAGGGTGCTAAAAAATTACAAGACATTCAATCAAAACTTAGTGATTTTGAAAACTCTAATAAAATTGAAGCAGAATTGATCAATAAAAGATGGACTACAACTAAAGGCGATATAAAGGCCGAACTGGACCAAAAACATATCATGGATAAAGTTGAAGTCGAGCTTATGTATAATGATTCAGATAATCCTGACTATGCTAAAAAATTAAAAGAAAGAGCTGCTAAAGAAGCTGCAGAAGAGAATAAGAAGACTCAAGCTAAGAACGCAGAAAGAGAAGCAGAACTTAAAGAATTAGAGGCGGAATCAGCAAAAAGAGCGGAGGCTGGTTCAGAAAAAGAGAAGGAAGCTAATGCAAAGCTAAAAGCACTCTATTCTACGTCTAACGTTCTTATCAACGCACTTAAAGGTGCTGATGCTGAAGATCCATCTGATGATCAAGTAGGGGCTATTAAGAAAGCAAAGAAAGACTATAATGCCGCTAAAGGTGCAATCTCAGCCAATACATTCATTGACGGTGGTGTTGCTAAAGAAGAAACAGAAGCACAAGGTATTTTAGACGATATTACTGGTAGTATTGAAAGTGCTCTAGACGAATATAGTGATAAAATGGCACTTGCAGATTCTAAGAAGACTAAATCTGAAGAAGCTATTGAAGCTGCAGAAACTGCAGTGGATGATGCTAAAAATGAACTAGACCTAGTTAAGGATAACGGTAGTGAAGAAGATATTAAAGCAGCTCAAGAAAAACTATGGACTGCACAAATAGCAGAACAAAAAGCTAGAAAAGCTCAAGCTGAAGCTGGTGGTGAAGATGTCTCTAAATTCGATGCTAAAATCAAAGAATTAGAAGATAATATTAAAGGTGGTTCGGGTGAATCAAAAGAACCTACCCAAGAAGAACTTGACGCAGCAGACAAAGGTGTTTCAGATGCTAAAGCATCATATGATGAAGTTAAAGATGGTGATGATGAAAAAGCTAAGCTTCAGGCCGAAATTAAAGTTAAACAGGCTCAACAGAAGAGAGCAAAACTTAAAGGCAATGATGAACTTTACCAAGGCTTAGGGGATGATATTGGTGAGCTGATGAAGAAGATACAAGCTCTAGGTGAATCTTTAGATGTTAAAGAAAAACCTGCATTCAAATCAGCATCCATTGCCGATAAATTCAGAGTTTTAATATAATCAAAGACGACGCTTAGCGTTCTTCTTTGCAAGATCTAGGAACTCTTGTCTCTCATTGAGCAGGAGTTCTTTACATTTACGGCGAAACTCAATTGAACTCTTAAGAATCCTGCTGTCGACCATTGGAGCCTTTAAAATATCTAGGTATTCTGGATGGACAAAGTTTTCAAGATCAAAATTCATAAACTTAGACTTGATTGGCTTGCCGCTGAGCGCACATTGCCAGTCGATTGTATTAGCACTCTCTTTTAAGCCATTAATGTCAACAGGCGCGTTAGAATGCCAATCAAAGTATGTTTTGTAAGCGGTACTATCCTTAGTGCTGACTTTCTGCATTCTAAGGACGCAATGGATAAACTGGTCATCATCCGCCCACTTCTTAATATGGCGGTTTTCAACCAAGAATCTACGATGCTTTTTCTGCAATGGTTTTAAATGAATACCATAACGGTTCATCGGATAAGGACCCTTAGTCCTCTCTATTCTAATGTCAGCGTAAGATCTAGCCATATATACTATCTATCAGTGAAACTAAGAGGCCAGCTTTCATATAAGATACAAAAGTAATTTATATGCAGTCAATAAACCAGCTCTTCACAGAGAAGTATCGTCCAAAAGATTTAAGCGAGTTGATCTTACCAGATCGTGTAATGAATAAGTTTAAAGATGGCCTAGTTCAGAATATGCTGTTTGCAGGTAGTCCTGGAACTGGTAAAACATCAGCAGCTAAAGCAATCGTTAATCAGTTTGAATTGCCTTATCTTTATATTAACGCATCAACAGATACTTCGGTTGACGTAATTAGAACTAGAATCACTGACTTCTGTTCAACAGTTTCAATTATGGACAAACCAGGCAGCTTTAAAGTTGTAATCCTGGATGAGGTTGATGGTGTATCGGATCAGTTCTTTAAAGCACTGCGTGCAACGATGGAGACCTTTGCAAGCAACAGTCGTTTCATTGCAACGTGTAACTACATCAACAAATTACCAGATCCAATCTTAAGCAGATTTGAAGTAATTAACTTTGACTTTGACAAGGAAGAAGAGGCTGAATTGACTAAGAAATATATCAAGCGTGTTTATAACATCTGTAACCAAGAAGAGATGACAATTGAAAAACCAGCATTAGTTGAGTTTGTACGTCGTAACTTCCCAGATCTAAGAAGCACCTTGAATAAGCTACAGGGCTATAAAACACAAGGCACAAACCATATTACTGAAGCAGAAGTTAAACGCTTCAACTCAGTCTATAAAGATGTTTTTGATCTAATCTTTAACGAGACAGATCCAGCTAAGAACTATCAGCTCTTGGTAAGCAATTACGCTTCAAAGACAGATGACATCTTGCAGACACTAGGCGATGACTTTGTCGAATATATAAAACAAGAAAGATCTCAAAGCGTAAAACATATACCACAGATTATTATTACAGTGGCTAAGCACCAAGCACAAAGAGTTCATGTAATCGATCCTGTTGTAACCATGTTAAGCTGTGTATACGAGATCCAGACTATTGTAAGAGAATAACAAGATTTTTGTAAAATAATTTTTCAGTGTCAAATATTTTTATTATATTTGTACTGTAAGTAAAAGATAACAATATGAAGGTGGGAAAACATACACTATTAATAGACGGCAACTACTTTGTCTTCAGCCGCCTTTTTGTTCTGCCTAAACCTAAGAGCGGTATGCTTCTAGGTGACGATAAACAAAAAGCACAGTTTATGCGTAAATTGTCAATTGACTTTGCATCTGAGATGCGCAAGCTTAAATGTTTTGTGGATGACGTTGTCATTGCAGTTGACTCTAAGTCTTGGCGTAAAGACCTATACCCAGAAGCAGAATACAAAGGTACTAGAAAACAAAAGAGTGATGTAGACTGGACTGCAGTTTACTCAATTTATGAAGAATTCCAAAAGATCATGCAAGAGCATGGTGTAACAGTACACCAAATTAGCGGCGCTGAAGCTGATGATGTTCTATTTGGTTGGTCAACAATGCTGAACGATCGCGGCAAAAGCTGTATCGTTTGGACTGGTGACCGTGACTTAATCCAATTAGTTAATCATTCAACTGCAAACGACGCACATACAATCTGGTACTATAACACTAAGAGAACTCTGTATGCATATCCTGGTTTTGTTGAAGACATGGAAAAGTCTGCAGCACAGAAAATGGACAGAGACGACATGTTATTCAACATGGGCGGCCAGCATATGCTTAGAGATGACTATCAGACTAGAATCTTAGACTGGGTAAAAGAAAATAAAGTTACAATTGAAGAAGTTGACTGTGATCGTTTTATTTTTACTAAGATGCTTGTAGGTGACAAGTCGGATAACATCCAGTCAGTTGTGACTTGGCAGAAAGAGATGAAGAATGGTAAGTTGAGAACCTACTCAATTACTGATAAAATGGCTGATAAGATCTACGATCAGTTTACAAAAGAACATGCAGATTTTACAATCGACTATCTATTCTCTACCGAACATAAAGACGCACTCTCAGACATTATCTATAGAGTTGTTGGTCACAGTAATACAAACTTGATTAAGGCTGGCCTGACTAAGAATATTGCATTGATGTTGTTACATACTAGAACTATTCCAGATGCTATTCAGAAAGCTATCTTTGCAGCCATTGAAAATGACTGGGAAGGTGCTTTAAACAACGTTGAGACCCTACTTGAGATGGACAAGATCCTAGCAGGTACCGATTGGCTAGAGAAGAAGCATAACGCTGGTCCAGATGCATTTGCAGGTATGGATATTCCAGAAGAAGAGCCGGTAAAGCCGATGAAACTGGTTGGTAAAAAGAGCACAGACAGAGAAACAAAAGCAGCACCTAAGACTAAAAACTTAAACAACTTATTCTAATGCATACTTTACAAGAAGAGATTACGATACAAGAGATTTTAGCTGAGGCTAATGCACATGGTTTAAGACTAGAAGTCAAAGAGAGTGCTGAAAAAATATGGAAAGAACGCTCATCCGACTCAGAATTTACTTTACTGGATGCTTACCATTTAGCATTTTTAGACTGGATAAAATAATATGTTAGACGAAACTAAACTATTTGACTTCGTAAAGATCATGTTTACGAAGCGAGATCAATTTGATAAAATTAAGAACCACAACAAGAAGCGCCATCACTTTATGATTAATCGCTTCTTTGCTATTAAGTTCCCAAGTAACGCTAATCTCTTTAATCACAACGGGATCAACGGAGCTGCAGTTGTAGAATCTTGGAGCATGGTCGCTATGCGATTTAAGTCTGTGCCCGGCTGGTGGTACACTAAAACTAAAAAGGCTAAGACCACAGCCAAGGATAAATATATTCCAAGCGAAGGTGCCGTTAGAATCTATATGGAGAAGAATGAAATTGGCAACAGAGAGTTTAAAGAACTTGAGCAGTTTGCCAAAGAAAGTCTATACGCCGACTTAAAAAAGATTGAAGAGCAGGTTGATGTATACAAAAAGTAAAGATAAGTTTTCAGAGATAATAGACATCACACTCTATAAGTATAACTCTATTGATCTAAAGATCTGGGGCATCCTCACGCGCCATTATAATTCTAGGAAACTAACAGACGATTCGGTCTTAATCTCATTTAGTGACCTTAACGTAATAATCAATAGCTATTTCCATAATGACCTAAATCGGATAGATTCTATCGGTGACTCTTTAATACACAAAGAAGCCACTTCAATCTATTTTATCAAGAAGATCTTCGACAACATGGAAAACATACGCTGGGTAAAGATTACTCTCAACAAGAATATGAACTATAAGCGTGTTGTTGAAATCGATCAGATGAAGACTATTAAATTCAGCATTAAAACACTAAGAGGTACTTTTAGACTATTTGAACACTTCAATGAACATCAGATCTATATTTTAAATAAGATATTAATCAAAATGGGCGTCTTTAAACGAGGTGAACATTTTGTAGTGATTAAGACCCAAGATCTTTTAAACCGAATTGACAACTACTTAAACGAAAACAATACAAACGAGATCTTCACACTCTTAAACGCAATTATACACTATTTTGAAGTATATGAGGTTGATAACCCTGAGATACTCTTAATCACAGATATTGAGTCTGATATATAAACAAAATACAGACTTAAGTCTCAATGGTAACTAATTTTACAGCGGATCAGATCGGTGACATCATATATGCAAAGCTAGGCAGTGCTTATCAAAACGTTGAACGCGTTTTAAACTGGACTGCGATCGTTGGTGTAACAACACCAAACACTAGAGGTACTTTAAACTTCTCTGCTGGAGTGACAACAGTTACCGGCACGAATACAGAACTTAATCTTACATCTGGTGATCAATTTATTGTAGGAAATGAGTACTATACCGTGGACCAGGTTGTTGATGCAAACACGTTTACAGTAACCACAGCACCAACCTTTACAAGCACCGGACTTACGTTCTATTTACCAGAAGACAGTAACAATCTATTTACATATCAGTATCGTTGGTCTCAAACGGAAGAGTCAGGTGAGATGAGTGAACTCTTACCACTGACAATCAACAACGGACCTTACGATCTACTAGGACTTAACTTTGACTCTACAAAACCGCTCTGGATAGAGCTTAGACTAGAAGTAGACCGTTTAAGCAATGCGAATAAGTTAACACTACTCTCATTGACATATGAGCTTCAGACAAGTTCTGGTACAATCATTAGCTGTCCTGAATTCTGTGCGGAATGTACAGACCCTTATGCAATGACGGGCTGCGCAAACATTGTTGCAGAGTGTACCGATGACATGTGGGATCCTTATGCCTTAACTAAACCAACTTCAGTCTACAGACAGATCACCGACATCTCAACTGAAATGTGGGGCCATCCGGTTAAATATTTTAGAGTTGAACCAGATGACCGTAGCAGAGACGTAATCTTAAAAGAGTACTCGCTCTATAATGTTAAAGAAGAGGCACAGCTTAAGATAATGGTGCCAGGCAATGAGTTTCCAACAAGACAGTTTAACTACGACATCTTCGGCATGGGATTTGATGAGTTTGAGATTCATCTGACTAAGACACAATTTGAGAACGCATTCGGTATCGGTCCAAGCCCACGCAGCAGAGACTATCTCTACTTTCCAAAAATGAATCGCATGTACGAGGTTAGCTCAGTTGCATATGCTGATGAGTTTAATCTGGACCTAACTTACTGGAAACTAATGTTGCGCAAGTACGAAGAGCGTACGAGCAATATCCATGAAGATGAAACAGTAGAGCAAGAACTTGATGCACTAACAACTGGCGTAGAAGAAGTCTTTGGCGAAGAGCGCCAAGAAGAGTTTGAGAAGATAACCAAACCAACACAGTATAAGACTGTTTATGCTGAAGTGGGTGATGGTGTTAGAGCTAGACTACATAAAAAACTAACGATCTCGGATGCCGAGTTAAGAAATCAATGGACTGTAGTCTCTAAAAATAATTATGATCTAGACTCTACAGTAGACAAGTCAATGGAGCTTGTAGCATACAATAAAACATCAAGCTTAGCGGAAGACCAAAACTTAGCAATTACGATCTGGTTTAGACCTAAACTAGTAGATACAACCGAGCAGGTAATTATAGACGGTTTTAACAACAATAAAGGCCTTAAGATTACAACAAACGGTTCAAGCATAAAGGCTTATATTAATGACGACACGCAGATCTTTGGTAGCGGCTTAAACCTAGAAAATAACGTGTGGTATGGCCTAGTCTTTAACCTAAGCAATACGTTTAGTCAGACTTCATGTAACTTGTATAGATTAGACCCGAATAGTAACCGACAGGCGCCAAGCAATGCTACTAAAACACTAGTCTCTAGACTCAACGAGACTAAAACATTTACGAGCCCATATGTCTGGCCAGCAGTTAAGAACTGGATGCTTATGCCTTCTAAAATGGATGCGACTAACATCAGAATCTTCCAGAAGACAATCGGACAAGACCAACACACAAACGTGCTACAACAATATGTTGTTAGAGATTCTCAACTAGCACACGTGATCGATAATGCTATTCCTTCAGTTCAGTTAAGAAGGTACAGCCAGTCTAGATAAGCTAGATATATACTATATAAAAGTATAATTTATGAGCGAAGATAAAAAGAGTATATCTGAGCAGGCTGATGAGATTAGACGCGAACTTGATGATCTAATTGGAGATGAGGAGTCAATTAACGTTGAGTCAGATCCTCAAGACCTACCAGCTACTCAGAGAAACACACAACTAATGGCTCCGGCTAACTACGGTGAGATGAAAGCAAGCTCAACCAAGAAGGCCAAGAAGACCATTACAAGTCTAATGAAATTCTATCTCGATGCAGATATTATCGAGAAAGATGATTATATCCAGGCCAAAAAGAAGATGGATGAGATGACAATGTCATCATTAATCTATCAACTCCAAGCTGGTGAAAGAGCCCTGACTACATTACTACAAACAATTGACGATGGTGAATTAGCACCAAGAATGTTTGAAGTACTTGCAACTCTGCAGAAATCAATGTTAGACATCATCAAATCTCAAACCATGTACCTGATGGCAGCTGAAGAGGCTACTAAAAGAATAGCACGTGATATTGAGATCTATAAGAAGAGAGATGACAAACGTGAGATTGAAGAAGCCGGTGGTGACAGTAGCAACAGAAACGTACAGCGTGGAACTAAGGATCTAATGCAGGCCATCCAACAAGGTATTAACCAACAAGACATCGAAGATATTGAAGATGTTGAAGCTGAAGAATAAGAATGAGCGATTACGTAGGAGATAATAAGTGGATTCCAAAAGGTGAATCTGATGTGGACTCGGACAGAATAGTCTGGTCTACTAAGCAGATTAATGACCTTTTATTGGCACTTGACCAAGGGTATAGACCTAAAGTGAAGATGCCTTTCTATGAGGGTAAACAATTTCTAAGACGTGGTAATGTTGTCTTTGAATATACTGATGCTGAAGTAACAGAACTTGCTAGATGTGCCACAGATATTGTTTACTTTGCAGAGAAGTATGCTGTTGTAATGACAGATGATGGAATTAAGAACGTTAAACTACGTGAATATCAAAAGCGCATGTTGCGTAATTTCCAGCATGAAAGATTTAATATTGTACTTGCTTCTAGACAGATGGGTAAGACGATTACAGCTTCTATTTATAACGCATGGTACTTAATCTTTAACACTGACAAGAATACGCTAATCCTAGCAAACAAGTCAGATACGACAAAAGAAATTCTTGATAAGACTAAAGTTGTAATTGAGAACTTACCGTTCTTTATGAAGCCAGGTATTATCAAGTATGATGTCTTGAACGTAAGGTGTGATAATGGTTGCCGTTTAGTAGGACAGTCAACTACAGCAAAAGCAGGTATTGGTTTTACCATTCATAACCTGTTCTTAGATGAGTTCGCACATATTCACCCGGCGATTGTTGATACATTCTATGAAAATGTTTATCCAACGCTTTCAGCATCTAAGGTATCAAGGATTACGATTACGTCAACGCCAAATGGTTTTAATAAATTCTATCAGATTTATGCTGCTGCGGAACGAAATGAGAATGAATACCACCCAATGCGAATTGACTGGTGGGAACATCCAGATCGAGATGAAGCGTGGTATGAAAGAGAACTTGCGAATTTAGGTTCTATAGAGGCATTTAACAGACAGTATGGAAATGAGTTTGTGAGCTCGTCCAATCTACTTCTAGATCCAGTTGACCTGAAGAAAATGCGTAAGTCAAAGACAAAATACACTAGTCGAGAGCTAGATCAATTTGAAGATATTAGCATTGACGTGGAAGGCTTCTTAGAATTCCATCCAGATTTTGATGTTGAAGAGTGCAGAACTGAAGATCGTTACTGGCTCTTTACCGTAGATATTGCTGAAGGTAACGGTGGTGACTTCTCGGTAATTAATATCTTTGAGATTCAACCAATGACCACCAAAGAGATTAATCTGGTGAATAATCCAGGTGCGATGTATGACTTCTTTAAACTGGAGCAAGTTGGTCGTTTTAGAAGTAATGAACATGTGATTGAAGACTTTGCAAAGATACTTTATACTTTAGCAGTTGACGTCTTCTACAACGAAAACGTGAAGATGATTGTGGAATACAATACTTATGGTACAGTCTTATTCAAATACCTATCAACTGTATTTCCACAAAGAAACGATTTTGACGATGAGATGATTGTAAGATTTAAACACAGACATGATTCTAGAACTCTTAAACCAGGTATTAAATTAAAAGCAGATAATAAAGCAATTTTCTGTCAGAACTTTGCAAAATTATATAAGAACAATAGAATAAATATAACAGACGAAGAAACAGTACAAGAAGCTAGTCTGTTTGGTAAAGGTAGAAGTGGTGGTTATGCAGCTCAAATGGGCCATGATGACATTATCATTACTGCCATTACAGCGACTGAATTTTTAAATACAACTGACTACGCAGACTACATTGAAGAACTACTTGACGTGATTGATGACAGTCTACATACAGAAATGGAAAGAGTACTTTATAAAGACAATGACGCACAAGGAGATTTACAATTCGATATTTACGATCTACTGAAGTAAAAAACGTGAGTAGCACAGATATATAAACAAAGAATCTAAAAAAAAGAACAAATAACAATGGCATTAAGTCCTCAATTACAACAGTTCAAGAGCTCAGGCGTATATCGTCTAGAGTTCGACAAATCACAGACGGTTAATATCCCTGTTGAGACTATTAGACTAGTTGTTGGTCGCTCTAGAAAAGGACCTTACAACACACCAGTCTTAATCGAAGATACTGAGCAGTTCGTTCAAGTATTCGGCGGTATTGACAAGTCTTTAGAAAGAAAAGGAATGTTCTTCCACAGATCAGCACTTGAAGCTCTTTCAAGAGGCCCGATCTTAGCGTTGAACCTAACTGCAAAAGACGAAAACGATCTAATCAATGGCGTTTCACCAGTAACTGCAGGTGGCGATCAAGGTCTAACTGCTGCAACTCTAACTGATGAGTTTAGCAAGGCTTTCGATACCGGTAAGTTCTGGGCACCAAATGATGAAAAAGTACTAGCACTAGCTGGTAACACAACAGCATCTTCAACAAACGCTCTTACTTTCGTAAACATTAAGCAAACTCCAATCACAATCATCGTTAGACAAGCTGCAAACACAGACGGTTTTAACGTAACAGCAAGAGAGTGGTACGGAGAAGGTGAAGTACCAGAAGGTGTAGATCCACTAGAATACGTATCAGACTATATGGTTGAAGTACTTGTATTCAAAGGTAAATTTGACTCATTTGATCTAAACAACGATCCAACTTACGGTGCAATGTTTACAGGCGATGGTCTTATTAAAAGTCAACTAGCTAACTTTACAGCACTAAGAGAAGTTGAGTTACTAGCTCAGTATACTGGTTCATTAATTCCAGAATTCTTAGACAACGAAGGTCGTCAACTTTACATTGAGACCCTAATCAACAATGAGGCTAGAAGAACTGGTCTTTTCTGTGCGGTTAACGAAGATGCAATTGGCGCAATTGACATGGTTGGTGTTGATTTTAACATTTACCAAGACTATGAATTACTTTCACACTTAGTAGTACAAGAAGACGTAAGCAACGGTGTTGTATTAACAGGTGGCGGTAACACTGGTAAAATCGTTGAAATCACAGCAGGCGGTGATATGAAAATCTATGGTATTACTGCATTAGAACTACAGGGTAGCGGTGTAGAAACAGATAAATGGCTATACTCAGAAATCGCAGGTGAATACGTACAAATCGATACAATTAGTGAGGATGGTCCAGATTTAACCATTACCTTTAAAGGTTCAGATGCTCCAAGCAAGGCACAGTATGAAGACTTCGGTACTGCAACTGCAGCTGTATTTGACGCGTCTAATATTTCTGTTAACCAAGATGGTGCAATTGAAATTTCAGCAGGTGGAGTTATGGCATCTTGGACGCCAAATGCACTAAACACTTCTACTTTCCTTAAATCTGAAAACACCGGAGAGTATGTACAAATTTCTAACATCACTGTAGCAAATGATCTAATAACTATTAGCCCAGCTGGAAACGTTGGTTTTGATGCATCTTTCTACGATACAACAACAGGAGGTCACCCACAAACTAATCTAACACCTTACGTAAGAGCTATTAGCGGTGATACACTTAACAATCCATTTGTAGTTGTAACAATTGCTGAGAATGCAAGAACAGTGATGTTCCCAACAGGATGGAATTTCTTTGACAAAGGAGCAGGTATCTTTACAATGTCTAAAACAGTTGCACCAGGTGCAACAGAACCTCCATTTAACTTGGATCCTACAGCAGATGGAATGGACGTTAAAGTGGGCATGTACTTACCTACCAATGTAAACCAAGGTGATCTAGCTAGAATCTTACAGATTAAGAAGTTAACAGCAACAGTTGATGGTAGCGGTAACACAACTTACTCTTACGAGTTTGTATGTCACAGAAATATGGCAGTTGAACCAGAGTATGCTCTTAAATCATACGACGAAGCAACTGAGGTTTACAAGATGTTCCCAATCGAAGGTGCAACTCAAACTGATAAGACAATTGCAGAGCTTTTAACAATGTTAAAGCCAGGTAACGGTCTTTCTAATACTCTTATCGACAAAGACGCAATCGACTTCAGATACGTTGTTGATACATTCGGTTCATTAGAAGCCGGCGGTATCTTGAACAAAGAAGAAATTGCTCAACTTTGTAAAGATAGACAAAACGCAAGTGCGATCTTGAATGCACCGATGGTTAAAGAACTTAAAAACTCTGAAAACCCATCGTTCATGAACGAGATCACTGGTGAATTTGAAACAAGATACGTTGGAACAGGTGGTAACTTAAACCTTAATCCAACTGCTCTATACACACTACCTTCACTGAATGAAGGCGCTAACTACGCGTTCTACTACGGTCCAGGTCTGAATGTACTAGAGAATGGAAGAACTAAGGTGATTCCACCAGCAGCTTACGTATCAAACAACTACATCGACAAATACTTCGACTCTCTACCATGGTCAATCGTGGCAGGTCCAAGAAGAGGTGTTGTTGGTGGTACTGGCGTACAAGGTGTTGAATTTGCGTTCGACAAGAATGACAGAGACGTACTTGAGCCATTTGGTTACAACCCAATCGTATTCGAAAGAGGAGTTGGTATTGTAATTAAAGGTAACAAGACTGCTCAACAGTCAATCCAGTCAGCTCTTTCATCAGCTCACGTAAGAGAAGCAATGATCTACATCGAAGACGGTCTAGCAGCAATCTTACAAAACTACTTGTTCGAGTTTAACAACGCACAAACAAGATTAGAGATCCAAACTCTAGCTGACAACTTCATGGAGTCAGTTAAGAAAGACGGTGGTGTTTATGACTATAGAAACATTATGGACACAACAAATAACACTAACGAAGTAATCGATAACAACATGGGTATCTTAGATACATACGTTGAACCGGTTAAAGGTCTTGAAATTCTTGTATCACGTGTTACTATTTTGAACACTGGTGAAATCGCAACAGGAAACTTTGCATAAGAAACGAAAGATATATAAAATAAAAGAAAGATAAAAATGGCTTTACCACATTATTCAGAAGACCAAACCAGCAAGAAAGGTAAGCAGTTCGAACCAGTACAGGCTAACCTGTTTGAGGTAACTATTCTACCTCCAACCGGAGTTTCTGGTCAAGAACTACTATTACAACATGTAAACTCAATCTCGGGTTTGGAAGCTCTTCATAGAGAAGTTGCAGCCGTTGAGCAGAAGTATAAGTTCTCAACTAGATCTTATGCTGGTATGCCTGATGGAACAGCAATTGACGTAACAGTTAACTTTACGTTAAACCTAAATGATTCAAATCAAGCATATCTGTACAAGACTATGAGACAATGGTACAGAAGCGCATACAACCCGGAAACTGGTGAAATGGGCTTGAAAAAGAATTATGTTGGTACGATCGTAATTGTACAATTCAACAGAGAGGGTGACATCTACAGAAAAGTAACACTTGATGATGCATTCATCACATCAGGTTTAGGTTTCACAGGTGAACTATCTTATGAATCAGCAGATCCACAAACTTTAGAAGTTACATGGAGAAGCGACGTATTCGCTGAAGAATTAAACTAATAAGTATTAAATCACTTAAGGAGAGAGGCCTTTTAAAGTCTCTCTCTTTTTTTGAACTTGAAACATATTACAATACCAACATAATATACTATGAACAATCATAAACTGACAAAGAAATTGCAAGTGCTTTTGACAGAAGATGAAGTTGCTCAGGTCAATAGGATTATATTGAATGATGCTTTAGAAAAGGAGGAAAGACCAGTTTCTATTAGTGCGTTCATACGTATATTAATCCAAAATGAATTGAGTAAGCGAACTAAAGAAGAAAGACAAACAATAAAAAAAGATCTTAAAAACTTAAAAGACAAGTAAATATGGATAACGAAAACAAGAACATGAACCAAGAGGATCTAGCTAGACAGCTTGATGCTAAAGACCAAGGAATCAACACAAACGCGCATCAAAATGTAGACGCTGAAGCAGATGCAATTGAGAATGTAATTGACTCAAAAGGTCTAGGTAGAGTTGACATGAGTAACTTTGTACCTGAAACGCCTGAGAGCTCAGATAACATCTTAGGCTGGCACACTGTTAATCTAGAAGATTTGCCTTCAATGGGTAAATTCTATCCAGCTGAATTCAAACTACAGATTAGATCTGCCAAAGCAGCTGAGATTAGACATTTTTCAACAATGGACGAGGCTAACTACCTTGATATGGAAGAGAAGTTAAACTCAATTGTTGAATCTTGCTGTAAGCTTGAGGCTGGCACTAGAAGACTCTCATTCAAAGATCTTCTTGAAGAAGATAGAATTGTTTTACTTCTTAAAGTAAGGGACTTGACCTTTCCAGAACCAGAGAATAAGATTATTCTTAAAGGTAAAATGGAAGAATCTAACAAGCAAGTTGAAATCGAATTATCAACACGTTACCTAGTACCTAATCAGGTTCCAGAAGAAATTGAGAAATATTATTCTGCAGCTGAACGTACTTATGTAATTAAAACCAGATCTGCAGGTACAGTGAGAATGCGTCCACCAACAATTGGTGTTATGCAAGAAATCACTAAATACCTTAAAGATCGTCAAGAGAAGGGTATTGATTTTGATAAGGCTTTCATTCAAGTCCTACCTTATATTGCCAGTGACTGGAGAAACATCAACATGAAGAAAATCTTTGAACTAGAGATTGACTATAAAGGTTGGGATGAAAAGAAATTTATGGTGATCTACCGATTAGCAGAACGCATGAAGATCGGTGTAGAAACAACACTTGAAAAAGAAATCGACGGGGAGGTTGCGAAAGCCCCTCTTGACTTCCCAGGTGGCATCAAAAGTCTTTTCATTATTTCAGATCTCGCTGGAGAACTACTTTAAGACTAAGTTCTACCTGGGTATACATCTTAGGATGCAGCCTTCAGAGATTGAAAACATGTACTACTATGAATATTGGTACTATGTTAAGAATCTGCAGGAACATCTTAAGGAACGAAACAAACAGAACAAGGACCAACAAGAACAGGCTAATGAAAGAACAAACAGTTTTAAAACGCCAAAGATGCCCAAGGTCCCTAATCTAAAGACTCCTAGTCTTAAGATGCCAAAGCTATAAAGATATATAGATAGAGCATCAATAAAAAAAGACTTAGTCTCTAAGTGAATTTAAACTTTTTAAAAAGCGCCTTTGATAGAATAGGCGAACAATCAAAACAACTAAATCGGATAGCAGAGGCCAGTGAACTGACCGCTGCTTCCGTGACTGTTGGTGGTGTCTTATTCACTAAGATGGATGAGATGGTCAAACTGTTGCGCGTAATTGCTAACAACGGTGCAGCATCCGGTAAGGAGGCCATCAAAGATGCTAAGGCTCTAGCCATTGTCGGTAATTCAATGGAGCCTCTCGGTAAAGGTTTTCAGATATTAGTACAGGCATTGAATGAATTGCCCGATGGCAAAAAAGCTGCCAAGAAGATGGATGCTCTAGTCGGCGGCCTAGTTAAGCTTGGCCAGATAGGGGATGCTATCGTTAGCTTTGCTATCAGTATGATAATAGCGACACCACTTTTATTAGTGAGTGCCCTGTTAGCACCCATCTGGGTGCCGGGTCTGATGTTTACATTAAATGGCTTAATGTTTGCAGCACAAGGACTGGATAAAAAGACGCTCAAGAAGATTTCTTTATTAGGTGATGTGGGCTTAAGTATTCTAGTACTAGCTGGTTCACTAGCTCTTGTTAGTCTAATTGGTATGCAGGCAATAGAAGGAGCTCTATATGCTGGTCTTATTTTAATTGGTATCACTAAGGTACTTCAGATCATGAGTACTATGTTAAATCCAAAGGTCGCAAAGAAACAGGCAGATGCTCTTCTTAAACTAAGCATTGGGATAGCTGTCTTAGGAGGCGTCTTAGCCTTGATTAGTCTAATTGGACCTCAGATGCTAAAGGGTGCATTCTTCGCAGCAGGCTCAATCTTAATACTAGGTGGAGTATTAGCGTTGATCGACGAACTTATACCTCTAGAAAAAGTTTCAGAATTTAATAAAAGTATTGCAGCTCTAGGCCTAGGTTTATTAGCTGTTGCAGCAGGCTTGTATATATTTACAGTTTTGGGAGCTCAGCTTATGAAAGGAGCTCTTATTTTTGTTGGTACAATGATGATCTTAACTATTGGCATAAGTCTAATAGAAGGAGGTCTTGATACAGGCGATGACTTTGGCAAGAATATGTTGAATTTAGGTTTAGGTATTTTAGCAATCGGAGCTTCTCTAGCTCTGATTAGCTTTATCGGACCTTATATGCTCAAAGGAGCATTCTATACAGCAGGTGCACTCTTGATTATCGGTGGTACATTCTGGCTTCTAGATCAGATGAAGATCTTAGACAAGATTGAAATGGGTGCGAAAGCAATGCTTAAAACAGCCATATCTATTCTAGCAATTGGTGTTGCTCTAGCTCTATTTAATATTATAGCACCGCCACCTGAAGACATACTAAAAATAGGCATTATCATTGGTGCAGTTGCACTAGCGTTTGGTCTAATTGGAATAAAAGGAAAAACAATTCTTAAAGGTGCTCGAGCTATGGGCTTTGCTGCACTTTCTATTCTAGCTCTAGGACTATCACTCTACTTCTTTGACATGCTTGTACCCGGTGACATCCTTTCGATGGAAACCTTAAAGGCATTCATTGTAATCGGTGCTATCGGTGCAGGTTTTTATCTAGCAGGTAAAGGTGCTGCTCAAATTATTAAAGGTGCTCTTTCAATGTTAGTTGCAGGTGTGGCATTGATAGTAATAGGATTTGGAGTCTCTATACTAAACGCAGCGATCCCTGAAGAAAATGGCTGGGAGCGCATTGGTATGATGGGAGCTTTGATTGGAGGTCTAGGAATTGCAATGGGACTTGCAGGTTTAGCTGCGCCTTATATTATAGCTGGTTCCGCTGCGATGATGGTAGCAGGTATATCACTGCTAGTAATTGGTATTGGTGTAAAAGGACTAGATGCAGCTTTAGGAGATAATGGTTTTGAACGTATTGGACAATATGGTGCACTGATTGCACTGTTAGGTGTTGAGATGGCAGCCTTTGGCCTTCTTGCACCATTTATTATGCTTGGTTCCGCTGCGATGATGGTAGCAGGTCTAGCACTGATACCAATTGGTATTGGCCTAGGTTATTTCACTAAACTAGACATTGGTACTATGTTTAAAAGCGGTGGTCTTTTTGCTGACTCTGGTCAGAAAACTAAAGGCTTCTTAGGTATCGGTGGTGGTCGACCTAAGAGCAACATGGAAGTGATGTTTGAGGCAATTGCAGACTCAATGAGTCTAGGTCCACTTTCACTTATTGGACTTTACGCAGGTGCGCCAGCATTTATTATGGCAGGAGCTGCTCTGATTCTAATCGGTAAAGGCATTTCTGAATTCCAGAAGATTGCTGAGAAGACAGATCTTAAGTCACTCAACAATAACGTAAACATGATAGTTACGTCACTTTCAGATTCATTTGCAAGAATTGGTACACTCTACCCAGGTGGCGGTGGAAGTATCTTTAGTGGTGGTTCGGTAGTGGCACAAGGTGTCTCAGCAACATTGGGCATGGGTAGAGCCTTGACCGGTATCGCTCGTGGTATGCAGGCAATGGCTAACTTACAGTTCCCAGTTGAATTTGATAAAGAGGGCAATCCGATCAAGTTCGAGAGTATGAACTCGGATGCACCAATGAAAGTTGCAACTAACGCTGCAATGATTACATCTGTGTTGGCAACTGTATTCGGTGAGATTGGTACTAAATACCCAGGTGGTAAAAGGGGACTATTTGCAAGCATATTCGGCGGTGGTACACAATCTCCAGTTGCAGACGGTATATCATCTGTAATGGGTATGGGTGATGCCTTAACAGGTATTGCTCTTGGTGTTCAAGCGATGGCAGATCTTAAGTTCCCGACTAAATGGGATAAAGAAGGTAAACCAATCGCATTTGAGACCGTCGATATACCTAGTGCAATTAGAAAGGTAAATGAAAACGTTAAACTTATTCTACTTGGCGATGGTACTACACAGGGTCTAGTCTCTGTGTTTACACAAGTTGGTCAGGCAAACGGTCCGGATAAAGGCTGGTTCACAAGCACTGATTACGAAAAGGGTGTAGAGATGATTCAGAACGTTGGTACTCCTCTGCTAAACTTAGCGGAAGGTGTACAGATGATGGCTAATCTTAAGTTTCCGACTAAATACGACAAAGATGGTAAAGCGATTGCTTTTGCAGATGCTAGCGATATTCCTTCTAAGCTTAAGCAAGTTGAGAAGAATGTTAAACTTATTCTATTAGGTGCTGACGGTAATAGCGGTCTGGTAGGTATCTTTAAGAAGTTGGGTGCTGAAGATGATAGCGGTTGGTTCTCATCTTCAACAATTGAAAAGGGTGCAGAAATCGCTAAAATGATCTCAGAACCAATCAAGAATATTGCTGATGCAGCAAGTAAATTGATGGAAGGTAACTGGGATGCAACAGATGCAGCTAACAAGATAAAAATATTGATCGGTGCATTAACATCAGGTAACGATGCAGATCCTAAACTATTAAACACTAAAAAGTGGCTTTGGGTTAGAGCTGGTGAAGCTTACGAGAAGATGGGTCAGAGTATTCCATCAATTATTAACGCATTAAATACAGTTAACCCGGAAGGCGCAACGGCATTTAGAAATGCATTCTGGGGAGCAGTTGATGCAAAAGATCCAGCAGCAGGTTATGCAGCTCAGGGTTATGCATGGACTAGACTTGGTGATGCAATGCCAAAAGTTGGAGATGGTATGCAAGTTACTGCTGAGGCTATTAACAATATGGATCTTGAAAAGATCGTTGAAGCAAGGACTATGTTCGAGGCACTTGCGGCATTAACACACGGTGGTGAACCAGCAGACATTCTTGCACAGATGGGAGCTTCTCTAGAAGATGCATTACAAAACCTAGCAGACATGTTAACTGAATTTAAAGGTAGCGTAGAGCAAGGTGCAGCAAGTACTAATGAGCTTGGATCTACAATGAAAGATATATTTAAGAAGCCTGATAACACAGCAGCAGCTAAGCCAGCAACACAACAACAGGCTCCACCAGAAGTAGACGTGAGCTCTATCGTTGCTGCAATCGAAGACCTGGAGAGTACACTTACCGCAAGAGGTATTAGAGTTACATCTACATAACCAATAAACGTAAACATTCTTAAGCAGTGTCATATAAAATCTAAACATTTATATGATAACTACAACTCATTCACATTACGATTCATCTACGGTCAAGTCAGCCGCTTACAATGTTGAGCATAAGACTCTAACTGTACATTTTAATCACGCATCCTATATTTACAAAGATGTTGAACTAGCAGATTGGAATCTTTTCAACATGGCAGACTCACAGGGCAGAGCCTTGAATGAGTTCATCAAACCTAATTATGAATTTGAGAAAATACACGAGACTGTATAATGGAACTAGGACCTAACAATAAGAATGTGCTGGTCAAGGTTTCTTGTCCAGCACTTGGCGATACATTATGTTCAACACCAGCGATCAGAAAGGTTGCACTTTCTTATGGTCATAAAATCGATGTGATGACACACCGTAGCGAGATCTTTAAGAATAGCCCTTATGTTGATAATGTACTCAATATTAATGCAGATTCTGAAGAGGGCTACAACGAGGTCTTTGACACATATAATCAGTGGATCAAATTGAACGTAGGCATGCGCAGCGACATCTTCCATGATAAGCCTATGGAGATTAAGTTGCACAACATGGAAGCGCGCCAACTACACGCACTTGGCGTTGGTATGCACCTCTACCCAGAAGAATCACACTACGACTTTATTCCAGACGCAATGAGCGAGCGTGCGGCCAAAGTAGATAAAAATTATCTAGTTTTCCACGTAACTGAGAACTGGCCTTCTAGAACTTGGAGTGTGCAGAAATGGCAAAGAATGGTCGATCTAGTTAAAAGCCACACCGGCTTTAAAATAGTCACGGTAGGCATGAGTCATAAAGAGCCCACATATAACGGTATGCATCTAGATAAGGGTGTTATTAAACTTGAGAATGTGGATCTAGACTACTGTGATCTGAAGGATAGTCCAATCAGTGAACTCTGGCACATAATAAATAATGCGTCCGGTCTTGTTACATTTGATTCTGGACCAATGCACCTGGCTGGAACTACAGATACAGAGATCTTTACGATCGGTTCTTCAATCAGAAAGGAGAAGATCGCACCATGGCGCCATAGTAGCCAAGATTACAAGTTCCATTTTATTGGTGGTGAATGTAAGCTCTTCTGTGCTTCTAATCCAAAGTATTCAGTTAAAGAATGGAATACTATCAATGCAATGCACTATGCACCAGAATGTGCCGAAGGTTACCCTGAGTTTAAGTGTCAGCCTAGTCCAGATCAAGTTTTAATGTCAATCATTACAAATATAGACAATATTCCAAAGAGAGATCACACAATAGAATCTAAATGTCCATTTGTCTTTAATGGTACAGATGGTGATAAACTTCTATTTAATTTTACCAGAACCACCAATGAAAAATACTGGCTTGTAATAAGAGACATTACTACAGGTTTACGTAGAGACGCACAGTCGTATAGCGCGGTTAAAATTGATGGTAATTATTGGTGGGTTCCAGCTCCGAGCAGAACTTTAGGATTGGGTCCTATTGCAATAGAAGTGTATGATAAAAACCACAACTTGGTGAAAGTTGAAAATGTACATTTTGATGGAGGTACCGAATTAAATATTAAAGACACTGTATTGTATAATGACCAGTTGGATGATAACAATTATTCTACTTTCTGGGAGATCTTTATCCATGGAGAGTATAATCAACCTAATTGTATGGTAGAAAGTGGTGATGTTGTCGTAGACATTGGAGCTAACTATGGATTCTTTACGCTTGATGCTATTAATAAAGGCGCAAAAAAGGTTTGGGCATATGAACCCTCTCCTAAAGCATACGAACATCTAAAAGGTCTTGCAACCACATATACTGAAATTAAGCCATTTAATTCAGCGGTTAGTGATGAGCCTGGAGTTTTAACGATGAATATATCAGATACTACATCTGCTGTAAACCATGTGGTTAAGCACGCGGATATATTTAACGAAGGTGGTGATACAGTTCAGGTGGATGCTTTAAGTATTAACCAGGTATTAGACGCCGTAGGGCACATTGATCTATTAAAGATTGATTGTGAAGGTTCAGAATTAGAAATATTTAATGCAATTGACGATAGGTTAGGACAAATTAAAAAGATCGTGTGTGAAACACATAGTCCTGAAATCAATACAGTAGTTTATAACAGGCTAAATTCAGCTGGTTTTAGAATAAAGACTGTTCAAAATTTAATTTACGCACATTTGGATTAATATGAAGAGAATAGCTATCATTACTGCTTACACAGATAAGATTAAATGGGATAACTATGGTAAATGTGATTATGGAGATCTAGCATCTATAAACCATATTGCATATGCAAACAAACATGGATATACCTACATTAAAGAAATAGTTACATCTGAAGAAG